ATAGATTGGCAATCTGTATTTAGAATGGAGAAATCATTCTTTAAAGATTATAATGTTATTATAGGAGATGAAGCTCATCTTTTCAAAAGTAAATCATTAGTCAATATAATGACTAAGTTAGAACATGCTAAGTATAGATTTGGATTTACTGGAACTTTAGATGGTACACAGACTCATAAATGGGTGTTAGAGGGGTTGTTTGGACCATCATATAAAGTAACTAAAACAGAAGAATTAATAAGAGAAGGACATCTATCTCAGTTAGATATTCAATGTTTAGTTCTTAAACATCCTCCTAAAAAATTTGAAACATATGAGGATGAAATACAATATTTAATTACTCACGATCAAAGAAATAAATTTATTACTAATCTTTCATTAGATTTAAAAGGTAATACTTTAATATTATACAGCAGAGTAGAAACTCATGGAGCGATACTTTATGAACAGATAAATAATATTAAGCACACTGATCGTAAAGTATTCTTTGTTCATGGTGGAGTTGGTGCTGATCAAAGAGAATCAATTAGGGAGATTACAGAAAATGAAACTAATGCAATTATTGTTGCCAGTTATGGCACTTTCAGTACTGGGATTAACATTAAGCGGTTGCACAACGTCATCTTCGCCAGTCCCTCCAAGTCCAGAATTAGAAATCTCCAATCCATTGGAAGGGTTCTCAGAAAAGGTAAAGATAAAGTAAAAGCAACTTTATATGACATTGGGGATGATTGTACATATAATTCTAAAAAAAATTATACACTTAATCACTTAATTGAAAGAATCAAAATTTACAATGATGAGAATTTTAATTATGAAATAATCACTATACAAATAAAAAAATGATGGAAGAAGATTTTTATGCCACAATAAAATTTAAATCAGGTGAAGAAATATTTTCTAAAGTATCTTGTTCTGAGGAAGAAGATAGAACGTTTTTGCTATTGGATACTCCTGTTACTATTGAAAAAGTTAGAAACAAGGGAAGTCTATATGGATATAAATTTGAACCTTGGTTGAAAACTAGTAAAGAAGATTTATTAATTATTAATTTAGAAGATGTTTTAACGTTAGTAGAATCTAAAGATGTAGAAACTATTACTATGCATAAAACTTTTTCTCATCATCAAACTCAATACTATGATACTAAACAAAAAAAGTTAAATAGGAGGATGGGATATATATCTACTATAAATGAAGCTAAAGAATCATTAGAAAAACTATTTAAAGATAACTAACTTATACCTAACCCTTGAACCCCGACAGAGTTAGTCTACTACTCATTTTATAACTTGTCAACTAATGTGTTGAATGCTATAATTAATACATAATAGAGAGTAAAGATATGAGTCCTGCAAGAATTATGGCTAAAAGAAAAAGATCTGAACATTATGTTAATAACAAAGAGTTTCTTGCAGCTTTAATTAAACTTAGAGAAGACAGGGAGATAGCAGAAATTAGAGGGAAAGAGAAACCACGTATTCCAAGATATATTGGTGAATGTTTTTTGAAGATTGCTACTCATCTATCTTTCAAACCAAACTTTGTTAATTACATGTTTAAGGAGGATATGATATCAGATGGTATTGAAAACTGTGTGCAATACATACACAATTTCAACCCTGAGAAATCTCAAAACCCATTTGCTTATTTCACACAAATTATTCATTACGCTTTCTTACGTAGAATACAGAAGGAGAAGAAGCAACTGGAGATTAAGAATAAGATATTGGAGAAGACAGGATATGACCAGGTATTTGAAAGAGATACCCTTGACGATGGAAACTATAGTGAGTATAATCAAATTAAAGATGCAGTTCATGCTAAATTGCGTAATTAATGAAAGTTGCAATCATAACTGATCAGCACTTTGGAGCTAGAAAAAATTCAAAACTTTTTCATGACTATTTCCTAAAGTTTTATAATAATGTTTTCTTTCCTACATTAGAGAAAGAAGGTATCACCACAGTTATTGATATGGGTGATACTTTTGATAGTAGAAAGGGAATTGATTTTGCTGCACTGACTTGGGCAAAGGATAATTATTTTGATAGGTTAAGAGATATGGGCATCACTGTCCATACTATAGTAGGTAATCATACAGCATATTATAAGAATACAAATGATATAAATTCAATAGATTTATTATTGAGGGAGTATGATAATATTCCTGTTTATTCAGAAACTACTTCTATAGAAGTAGGTGGTTTAAGTATTCTTCTTGTGCCTTGGATCAATAGTGATAATAAGGAGATGAGTGTAGGATTGATTAATAAGTCAAGATCTCCTGTGTGTATGGGACATCTTGAGTTGAATGGATTCAGAGCTACACCAGGTCATATGATGGAACATGGAATGGAGTGGGATATATTTAAGAAATTTAAAAAGACATTCTCTGGGCATTATCATTGCAGATCAAATCAAGATAATATTTACTATCTTGGTAATCCATATGAGATGTTCTGGAATGATGTAAATGATGTTAATAGAGGATTCCATTTATTTGATACTGAGACATTAGAACATACTCCAGTCAATAATCCGTATAGACTACATCATATAATCTATTACAATGATAATGATCATCAATTATTTGATGCAAGAGAATTGGAGAATAAGATAGTAAAAATAGTTGTTAGACAGAAGAGTGATCAAGTACAATTTGAAAAATTTATTGATAAGGTGTATAATGCTAATGTAGCAGAACTTAAAATAGTAGAGAACTTTGCTCTACATGATGCAGCAGAGTTTGAAGCTTTTGAATCTGAGGATACCCTCTCTATCCTTAATAGGTATATTGAGGAAGCTGAGATAGACATTGATAAATCAAGAGTTCAAAAATTCTTACAAGAGGTTTATCAAGAAGCATGTGAGTTAGTTTGATGTTCATTCTTACAGTAGAGGGTAAAGAATCTGAAGGTGCTTATTCAATTGCAGATGAAAATGGAGAACAAGTTCTCTATATCTTTGAAGATGAGGATGATGCTATTAGATTTGCTCTTCTTCTAGAAGATCAAGATTACCCTGAAATGCATGTGATTGAAGTTGATGGTAAAGTTGTTATCAAAACTTGTGAACTACATGATTATAGGTATTCAGTTATTACCAAAAATGATATTGTTATTCCACCATTAGAAAATGATTTTATTTGAAAAGATACGTTGGAAGAATTTTCTCTCCACTGGTAATCAGTATACTGAAATTGAACTTGATAGTAATTCAACAACATTGATTGTTGGTACTAATGGAGCAGGAAAGAGTACTGTATTAGATGCTTTAACTTTTAGTTTATTTAATAAACCATTTAGAAAGATTAGTAAGGGACAACTTATCAATACAGTAAATGAAAAGGATTGTAGAGTTGAAGTAGAGTTTTCTATTGCAGAGACTCAGTGGAAGGTAGTAAGATGTATTAAACCAAATTTATTCGAGATTCATAGAAATGGTGTATGTATGGACCAGTTTTCTGCTGCTAATGATCAACAGAAGTGGTTAGAGCAGAATGTAATAAAGATGAACTATAAGTCTTTTACTCAGATTGTTATTTTGGGTAGTACTAATTTTGTTCCCTTTATGCAATTGACTGCTCCCAATAGAAGAGAAGTTATAGAAGATCTTTTAGATATTAAGATATTCTCTTCTATGAATAATTTAATCAAAGATAAGATAAGAGGAGTTAGGGAGGAGATAAGAACTTTGGATTTAAAGAAGGAGTCTCTTAATGATAAAGTTAAGATGCAGACTAACTTTATGGACGAGTTGGAGCAACAGGGTAAGAGTAGAATTGAAGATAATAACAATAAGATTACAACTCTCTTTGAGGAATCAGATGAGTATGTTAAAATAAATGAAGAACTTGATAATAATGTTCATGACCTAACAAAAGAACAAGAGAAGGTAACAGGTGCTACAGAAAAACTTAGAAAGATGGGAACCATAAAGGGGACTTTATCTAATAAGGTAGCAACCATTACCAAGAAGACTAAGTTTTTTAAAGAGAATACTGTTTGCCCTACCTGTAAACAAGATATAGAAGAAGAGTTTAGGTTAAATAACATTAGTGATGCTCAAGATAAGATAAAGGAGTTGCAATCTGGTTATCAAGAACTGGAGGAGGCAATTAAAAAAGAGGAAGAGCGAGAGCATCACTTTACAAAACTATCAAAGGAGATTACTTCACTAACGCATGGCATTTCTAAAAACAATACTCGTATCTCTGGGTGTCAGAAACAGATCAGAGATTTGGAATCAGAAGTTCAGGAACTTACCCAACAACTTGCAAATAGAAATACTGAGCATGAGAAGTTAGAAACATTTAAAGAAAATTTAGAAGATACATATAAAAAATTATCCATTCAAAAAGATACAATAAACTATCATGATTTTTCATATAGTTTGTTAAAGGATGGTGGTGTTAAGTCTAAGATAATAAAGAAGTATCTTCCATTAATTAATCAGCAGGTCTCT